GTGCAACTAACCATGCATATATGACAAGACACATAGCAAGGTCATCATTACATCCCTCCTCTGCCTCAAACGAGTTTGCTTTCTGAATAAAAGTCGTAAGTTCATTTAATATATCATAATCAGTAAACAGAAGTTTATTTTCTTCTATCAGTGTTTTTAAGTTAAGAGAACCAACCTTCTTAACTGTCTTAGACATCTTAAGTCCAAGTTGAGTTTTCTTACCAGAGAATCCTTGACCAACAATCTGACCTGCTCTACCTCTCATCGAACACATAAGAAGGTTTTTATATTCCAAATCAAAATTTAATATAGATGCTACTTGGTCTCCTACATCATTTACCTCACATAAAACGAATGCATCATTATACTTAGTTCCAACATCCTGAATAATGCTTGGAAAAAGCATGGGTTTAATTTCATTGTTCCTATACTTTGCTACCACTGCATGAGGAAACTCAGTTATATCTACAACTATGAAGGCTGAGTAGTCCTTAGATACACCTCTTGCTACGTCAACCGTAATTACATAATCATGACCTCTTATAGGATCAACAAAAACATCTAAACCTGCATTTGATTTTCCTGGTTGTTCATAGATAAGTGTTCTTAATTTACTTGGTGCAATTAAAGTATCAACAGATCCTAAAAATTCACACTCAAACTCAATTTTGAATTGTTGTTCAGATGTATTTGCAATCGTTTGTCTCTTCCACTCAGAGTCTCTACCTGGAACTTCTGACCAATGAACATCAGTTGGTACATATTCATTCTTACCTTTCTCTGCATCATGCCAATACCTATAAAAATGGTTCATCCCGTGAGGGGTTGAAACCATTATGACTTTTGTGCTTTTACCAGAAGTAATAGTAGGATAAACACTAGCAAAGAAAGACTCAGCGATGTGATTGGGAACAAAAGCAAATTCATCCAAGAATAGGATGTTAAAAGACATACCCCGAACAGCACTAGCAGAAGTCGAAGCTGCCAATATTTTACTACCATTTTCTAACTCCAGTGAACCTTTATTCCATGATATGATTCCTTGTTGCATCCACTTAGGTAGATTCTCATAGGCAGTTTGTAAACGGCCTAGTAAATCTCTGGCAGTTGCTGCTTTGTTTGCAAGAATACCAATATTAGTATTATCATTAAACACTGCATAATGTAATAAGTAAGATACAGATGTAGTAGACTTACCAGTCTGCCGAGGCATCTTACAAATGTTAAATCTATTTGCGTGAAAGTTTTCTATTAACTTCTCTTGGAAGTCATAAGGTTTAAAAGGTACAAGACCTTCATCCAGAGAAACAATCTTTACATGTTGTTTTGCAAAGTATACGGGATCTTGCTTGCAAGCCATGAACTCAAGAATTTGTTCTTGAGTAAATTCTTGAGCAACATTTGCCTTTTTTAAAAGCGGATTACCTAAGTAAACATCATCCATAATAACCTCCTACATCATTTCGTATTTGCCAAATTTTCTATCGTGATCTCTAGTTTTTTGTTGTAGTTCTAATATTTTTTCTAAATTCTCTACTTTCTTTTTAAGTTGTTTAGTTTCTGCCTCCTGTCTGGAGGAGTGGTTCTCCTGGTTCATAATTGGAAACTTGGTAAGACCAGAGTTGAGCACCAGGATACACTTTTCTCACTTGATCCAGTACTTCTCTGCGTGAAGGTTTTTTGATTTGAGGGAAAAACATTTTTATCATGTAACCTTTTCCTCTCCAACCAACATAGACATCGATTATATTTCCTGTTCTTCTTGGTAGGTATGTGGATTCACTTACTCCTCCACCATTACCACCACCGTTAGATCCGTTACCATTTCCATTACCATTGGAGTATCCATTGGTTCCGTTACCGTTACCATTTTTCTTTCCATTCTCCTCATCTTTTGCAAGATACCCTCTAGCACCTATATGGTAACCACTAGGAATCTTCTTACATTTTTTACTATCATTGCAATAGTACTCACCTGGAGGACACTTTTTCATTAAATAACAGACTCTACCTTTATATTTATGATTTTATTGCACTATAGATAAATTTAAACGTTGTTGCAGTAGCTGCATCAGGATAAGCAAGCAACCTAAGATCACCACTATTAACATCAGTTGAAAATGTTGCTATACCTACATTTGGTTGATTTATATTACCATACTCAGTCATATATGTATTTGTTCCATCATGAATTACTTTTATTAATCCTGAATTATAACTACTTCCTCTCACTACTTGTATTTGATAATCGACTGATTGATAATCAGCAGCCGTTAAAGAAACCAAATTATTCGCACCAGTTGCTTCCGTGGTTTTAATACCAGATTGAACAATACCAGCACTCATATTTAAGTGACTAGGAGTAGTTGGGCCGACTATGTATGGCATTGGTTTACGTTGCGGTTTCTAGAATACTCAAGATGCATTTCAAAGTTGAGTTTGCACCAGCAGAAATTTGTATTGAATCATTTGTTTCTAATACTAATTTTCCTTCCATAGGGACAAAAGCATCATTGACAGGTACATTAGCACCCTTGATTATTTCAGTTGTAGTACTACTTCTTATATGAGACATTGTTACAGTAGTATCTGCAGATCCGTAATTAGATATGTGTGCATACAGGACAATAGAAGTATACCCTGTAGGAGCAGTATACATTGTTTGATTCGAGGTAGTTAATACCAGCGTTTCAGTTTGAAATTTATTAAGTGCTAATTGGGCCATCTTAACTTAGTGCTAGGATAAATGGTGTCATTTCAGAGAATAGACTTTTACTAAAGGATCTTCCACTAATTGTACCAGTAGTTTGATCAATTTGGAAGTCATCACCTATTCTAAAATTACCTGATTGGTCAGTGCTAGTATAAACTACACTTCCCCCGTTTGATGTAAGAACTTCATTTGCTTGAATAGTTACTCCACCACGTTTAGGTGTAGCTGATGCTATTTCATTACCAGCACCAATATATTCAAAAGTATGAGAACTAGCAATAATTTTACTTTGCTGATGGAAGAATACAGTGCTTCCTACACCAACAGTATTGATCAAGTTTTCTGCAAGAGTTAACGTAGTAATTCCAGACGTTACTGGAGTTGAACTATTTATTGTGTAGTAAATTGGGGACATTACAGCAGTTGCAGCTCCACTAGATCCACCACCACCGCTAATGGTAACATCAGGAGTTTCGGTATACTGACTACCACTACTAATAATAGTGATAGAAGCAATTGACTCTCCTTCAAGAGTTGCAAATGCTGTTGCTGTTTCTCCACTAGGTCCAGAAGGAGTATCTACAGTCACAGTAGGAGTAGAAGTATAACCACTACCTCCATTTGTCACAGTAATTGTTTCTACTGATTCATATAATTGATCAAAGAAAATAATTTGACCATCATAAGGTCTATCAACATCAATCTTTGCACTTCCTGCAGAATCACCTGCACCTATGTAAGTGTGTGCTAATGTAGAGATACCTAGATTAACAGTGAAACTAGTTGTTGAAGGAACGGATGCTACTCGGAAAACAAAAGGTTGTTTCTCAGGATAATTTTTTGCTCCATATGCACAAGAGAATCCGATATTAGCAAGACTTACTCCCATTCCTACTTGGAAAGGATGTGCTCCACTTGTAGTTACCGTTGCTTCACCTGATGTATGAGTATAGGCAACTCCACTTATAGTAGATGTTGTAACACCAATATTAATAATTACATTATCTTGTGCTGCTGCGGCTGATGAAGTAACAACTCCTGTATATTGAACAGGACTCTTACCATCTGAAACTAATCCGAATGTACCGAAACTACAGTTACTATTAGCAACGTCTGCTTGTCCACCATTATGACATGTAATTGCTTTATCACAACAAATAGTAAATACTGATACTAACTGAGCATAACCTTGGTTAGTTACCGCAACTCCTATTCCACCCTGATTGTACTGAGTGAAAGCATCCACGTTCATTGTCTTAAGTAGTCTTGCCTGATTACCATCGATTCTTATTCCTACACCTGTGGTTGTATTACTTGTACAGTTCTGAATATATGGTCCTTTCCATTTACCACCCCCTACGTTTTCTGCAATTTCTGCTGTAGGGAATCCAACTGCAGCCGCAGATCCTGTATGACCAGTAAAGGTCATGTTTGCTAATTTAACTCCTTTCCTTACTGAGAAGATATCTTTATGGGCAGAACTTCCACTTACATTAACTGATCTTTGATCATCACCCACAATTGATACATTAGCAGGAACTTCAATAGGATTTGTTTCCTGATAATTACCAGAAAGAACCTTAATAGTAGATCCTGAAGTTGCTACTCCTACTGCACCCCCAATAGTTAATTTTGCATTGTCAATAGATGTTCCATTATTAGAATCACTTCCATCTTTTGCAACATAGAAAACATTAGGTGCAGAGTTAATACCTGATGCACCAGCTTGAATCGTTACATTATCACCAATGGTTACACTTGAATTGGAGATAATAACATCTTCATCACCAACCGTAATTTTATTAGTAGTACCATCAATGGTTACAGATGATCTACCTATGGTGAGAATACCAACTATACGAGCATCACCATCAACATAAAGAGTGGTATCCCCTGCACCAATTCTAACTGTTCCGATACCACTAGGAGGGACAACAGTAACAATACCTGTGTTTACACTTATACCATTATTAAGTATTTGAATACCTTGTTGAAATGTACTAATACCAAGAACGTCTTGATGAGTTACATCTTGATAGGTTATTGTTCCTCCAACATTTAAATTACCACTAAATGTACCAGCAATACCAGAAAGAAAATCAGTATTTATTTTATTACTAAAATGACCATCAGTAGCACTAAGGAATCCAGTGGCGTTTACATCTCCCTGAACATATAATCCAAAAGCACTTCTTGCACTGGTTCCAATACCTACACTTGCTGTTGTGCTAATACCATTAGCCTCACTAGACCATAAACCTGCTCCACCTCCAGAGGCCCCCACATCCCACATACTGGTAGTGGAATTCCATTTTAAAACATAACCATTTTCTAATCCATCAATATTGACATCAGCCATGTCCTTGATGAATCCTGCACCACCGCCACCAACGGTATATAATTGTTGTTCAACTCTGTTTACGAATAACCTATAGTTTGCGGCTAAGTCTTGAAGAGTAGCAAACTTTTGATCTGTAGGAGTAAGAGGATCATCTCCTTGTTTCTCAGCAGGATCAGGAGTTAAAGGTCTATTATTATAGATCTCTGTAAGATCTTGTTGCTGTCCTTTTAGTTCTTCAACAATTTTATAAAGTTCAGCAATATTAGTTGTTTGATCTGTATACTTTTTATCAAGACCATATAAACTCTTCTTTAACTCTGTAATATTATCATCATAATCTTTAGGTTCAGGAAGATTAGAAATTTCTTCCTTTAACCCATCTAAGTAAGACTTAAGAGTTTCATTTGACTCTGTGCTTTTATTATAAGACTCATCGATCTGCTTCTCAATATTTTGCTTTGTCTCATTGAGTTTACTTAACACACTTTTCTTTAACCTTCTATCATCATCTTTATAAGATCTTTGATACTCCCATATTTTAATTGCAGATTCTCTTAATTCCTCATATATCTTATCTTTGGCTTTTTTTAATTCTTCAATCTCTACTCTTTGTTCAAAATCTTTAAGATCTATATTTTCAGTTAATTCCTCAAGATCAGAATCAAATTTAGTTTTAAGATCTTTTATATGATCTCCAACCTTAACAAAATCATCATCGATTACACTGAAGGTTTTTCCAATCCATGAAAAATCAGGAACCTCATTAACCTCATTTACCCATTTCGGGAAAGTAGGAATTTGATCCCTGACCTTATCAACAGCTTCACATATTGCTTCTATCTCACCATCATAATACTTTGGTTCTGGAAGATTTTTTATCTTCTCTTCAATCGTATTTAATTGTTCATCATAATATTTTACTTCAGGAAGATTCTTAACTTCCTCTCTTACTAAATCAATTTGTTCGCATATTGTTTCTACTTCTGTATCATAATATCTTACTTCTGGAACCTCTGGAATACTTTCTCTTAATTGAACTATAGACTCAGATAATTGTTTTAATTCTTCATCATAAGATTTTACTTCAGGAATGTCAGGAATACTTTCCCTAACATCATTGACCATACGAACCAGTTCACCCCATTGAGGTGCTGGAATTACATCCCTAACTTCTATCTGTGGATTGCCTTCTGCATCATCAATTATTGTTACTTCTTCTTCTTTTATATCTTTTTCTTTTTCAATAAATGCTTCTACTGATGGTAATTCTTGCTCAGTTACTAAATCTTCAACTGAAGGCAATTCATCAGAATTATCTTTATAGTCTTCTATAGACGGCAAATTTTCAATATTGTCTTCCGACATGTTATGAGTAGTTTCGGTACTTTGGGATTTCTCTCCCTCAACTTATTTATCGTCTTTGGGAAGTCCAGTTTTTAGGAGTTTAGCTAGTTCTGCTGTGGATCCCACAAACAATGCATTATTGACCGTATTGGGGCCTTTTGATTGTTGCTCTTCATTCACATCTTTAAGTTTTTTCTGAAGATCCATCAACTTATCAGTTGCATCGGAAACACTCTTGATTAACTGCCCTGCTACTTCATATGCTCTCGGCATGTCACTCTCTTGAGCAAGTTCAAGAATTCCATCAATTGCTTCTTGTCCTTTTTCAATGATAGAATATAAATTGCCTCTT